TCCTAAAATAATTTTAGTTGTTTTTTTTCCTGTCATTATTTTCTGTTTTTAATTATACTATTGGGTCTGTGGTAGCTATTGTACCAGAACCATCTAAAGTTGCGCTAAAAGTTGCGTTCTCTTGGTTGGTTGGTGAATCTAGGTTTAAGCTAGTGATAATTGCAGTACCAAAATAGTTTGCAGTATCGGCTAAACCTGTGTCAAGTTTCCACGTTACTGTGGCCTTTGCCATTTGCTTAATTAACAGCCAGTCATGAGAGGCTTTTGTAACATCTCCACTTGCTCCTGTGTCTATGTATAAACCATCTGCGCTAATAGAATAACTAAATACACCAGCTGTTTTTACAATAACCCCAGCATCACATTTTGTTGCTGTTTCCAACACCTCTTGTGCTGTTGCTAAACTGTTTGAAGTCAAACACGCCACTGGTCTGTAAATTGTGCCATCATGGATATAAAGTATGTTTGCATCTCCCTTAATAAATGTTGCCATTTTTTTTGATTTTTATAATTAATTAATATTTATTCAAAGTTACAATTTTATTTAATGCGTAATTCTAATCTTAGAAATTTACGAAATAATGTGCCATTTGGCAATGAAGTTCCAATATCATTTGGAAAACTCATTACCTGGCGCTCCATTACCAGGCCACCAGCTGTTAAATCTAAACCTGGCTCTAGTGTACTTCTTAAAGATTCTAAAATGTTATCGGCTAAAAGCCTACTCCCAGGGTTCCCAACGCCTTTATACCAGGTGCAAACCTCTAATAAAATATCACTTTCCCAAAAATCCTCACATTTTGTAGCATCAGTTTCATTTCCCTGGGCGCTCATCAAAATATACGCCTTTTCGTTATCATTAATAGTTGTGGCAAATGTATCGTAAACGTTTACAGTTTCGCCATCAATGATAGTACCATTAAAAGCATCAAATATTGCTTTTCTTATCCACTTATCTGGTAAACTTTTGTTCATATCTTATTTTATATTTCAAAACTATTTACATAATTTATGGCATCCTGTTTTAATTGTTTTCTCCCAGCTTTAAACCCAGGATATAAAAAAGGTTGTGCATTAACCCCATTTTTAAGTATTAAATAAAACACCCATTTAGCATCCTCTGGGTCGCCCCCTTTTCTCTTTAACCAATCGGCAATAGCTTGTACCCCCTCATCATAAGTTCCTTTCCCTTTCCCTTTAAAAGAGCTTGCAAAATCATCCCACTCACCTGGAACATCGACTTTTTTTCCAGTACCAAATTCCACATAAGGTGCATAAGGCATATTGTTAAAAACACTCCATTGCATTAACTTAACTTGCTCAATATTATTGGCACCTCTTAAAATACCCTGGTCCACTGGTGTTTTCTTTTTAGCAACCTCCAAAGCCATTCTGGCTCCAGCCTCAACTAATGCGTTTAAATCAGATTTTATAGAATCTCCTTTTGTCTTAAAAAGCTCCTGTAATTCCTTTAACCCTTTAGTGTCAATTTTAATCATCAAAAATCTTTTTAGCCGTAACTGTTTGTGAAACTTTCCTAAATCCATCGGTCTTAATTGATAGAATTGAAAAATACTCACCACCATATTTTAGCGTATGTTTTTTAGCATCCAAAACCAGGTTTGAATCGTAATGAAATGTAAATTTATACGTGTCATTAAATTCTTTTAAACCAGCCTCAGTGTTTAGTTGGTTAGAATTTACATCACCAATACTAGCCCATCTGGTGGTAAGTAACGAATCTACGTCAATAGTATTACCTCCATAGCCATCTGGAGCCACTGTGGCAATGTAAATTTCAACTCTATGCTGTGCTGTCCTGTGTTTATACATATTAAAAAATAAACCTCCTCTCGGAGCTTAAAATAGCCATTACACTATTTGGAATATAGCCTTTCATTGCTGTTTCAGTTTCACTCCCAAAAAACCAAAGTTTAACAGTTTCTAAAATAGCCTGTTGAAAGATAGGTTTTACATTTTCGGTATCTGAATGGCCTACATTAAAAGTCATTGATTCCAAAGATATTGATTTTCTAGTGTAAACAGTATAAAGCTGTCGCATTGCCTCATCATAAGCTGTTATATCGGCTGGCACTGTAATTGTGTTAATTGGCCATGAATAAAGACGAATATAACCCTCACAATTAAAATAATACTCTTTGGTTTGTGGTTTCAAATATACCTGGGTATAACTCTCAACTAAATTACACGCTGAATTTATCATAAGTGTAATTTCATCATCCACATCAGTAATAGCATCATCAATTCTTAAATAGCTTTTAGCCTCAGCTAAACTCACTAAATCTGTATAATTAACTATAACAGCCATTTTATTTTATTTTGTTTCAATTTTCGCTTTACCTGGAGCAACATAACCCACAAATAAATGCTTTAAATCAGTTCTTTTGCCTTTGTACTCAGCACCTTTTTTGTATGCTTTTTTACTCTTTGCACAATAAAAAGGAATTTCTACAATCTTTTTTTTAGCCTCAGCCATAATTTTCTATTTATATTAATTTATCTCAAAGTTAATAAAAAAAAAGCAACCTAAGATTTCTCCCAGGTTGCTAAACAGAAAAATAATGACAAAACAGCCAAAATTTACCTTAAAAAAAAGAGGGCTTTTATAAACCCTCTCTCTCGCTATTAATCAATCGGTTTTATTAAACCGCTGTAAAATCACCAAAAATAACTGCATCTGGTCTATGAACCGCTAAACCAACTTGTGATTCTATTCTACCAGTAATGTTGTTTTTTGTGAAGTTATCTCCATCCTCTGTTGAGAATTGAACACTTAACCCCTCAGTTACAACTTTTTTCACTGTTGACCAATCACCAACATAATATTTGTTAGGAGCCAACCAGTTAGCTTTTACAACTGCAATACCTAAACAACGTAAAACGTTACCATCAAATGACCAACCTAAAGGTAAACCATATCCAGCTCCACCCGATTTTTCAACTTGTAAGATAGAATAGTAATCAGCTGTTGTCATTACAATACCATCAACATCAAAATCCAAAGCCTCTAAAGTTGCTATTTCATTCATAATCATTTCTGGTTTGTTCTTACCAGTAATAATTTGTGCTGAGGCTGTTGCCTGTGCAATTAAAGCTGTGTTGAAAATTCCACTTTCAGCTTTTAAGTAATCTCTACGTAAAGCGCCTGGTAAAAAAGATTCCAAATACTGAACATTGTTCGCCATTTTCTTAGAATAACGTGCAAAACCAGCAATAAAATCAGTCGTTACATCAATGTGCGCAAAATCGTAATCTCTCTGAGCTTTGCTTGCGCCCTCAGTTTGAGTAGCCATTGCACCCTCTCCAGCACTTTCTCTTGGGAAAGTATAAGTTCCTCCACCAATCGGTATTACACCAACTAAATCACTGAAATTAACTTTTTGGTTTGGTACCTTAGCAACTACATTGCTAAAATCTCTCTCCTCATCACCAGTAATATTGGCTGTTGTCATATCTCCAACTGCCTTAATTTCTAATTCAACGCTATGGCCTTTTTTTACAGTTTTAATTTGTTCAAAATTATCCTGTATTGCGCTTTTCAGCTCTTGCTTTACTGTTTTCATTTCTTTTTTTCCTAAACCTCCACTTTGGATTTTTACATCTAAAGTATCTAAGTGTTTTTGTTGAGCCTCAGCCAAACCTTTTAATTCTGTTAATTGAGCCTCGTTAGCCTCTCCAGCTTTTTCAAGTAACCCCTTAATTTCAACGTCTATTGCAGATTTCATCTCTGTTACAGCCGTTTTTGCAAATTCTGCGCTTTTACCCTCTAAACTTTTTTCTAAGTTGGTAATGGCATCTTTTAATTCGTGTGCTTCCATTCTTTTGTTAAATAAATTCGTTTATAATATTTAGCAACGGCTTAACATTTTGGCTAGTGTCATCCAACGGCTGGCCTCCATTTTTAAGTGTCATTTTGCCTAATTCATAGGCGTGTCTTTGTAAGTCTTTTAATGATAATTCCAATAAATTAAATGTATCATCTGTAACATTACCATTTTTGAAAAACTTTAATATCAGTGATATTTTTTCGTTTGTGTCTTTTAATGTAAGGCTTTTGAATCCTGTAAATGGTGTATCGGCATTTGAACCCATAGTAACATTTGAACCCTCGTAAAGTTTAACCTCTTGTAAATATCTAATACCAGATTTTTGCTCCTTTTGCATTGTAACAAAACCAATACTATGCTCTTTCATTATTCCAGCCTGGTAAAGTTTCAAAGCATCCTCAGAATAAGTTGTATTTATAAGTGGTTCGCTCTCAAAATATAAACCTTTGGCATCCTCAGTTAAAACTGAAAAACGGCCATGTGGTTGTGCAAAATTATGCTGGTTTAAAAAGTATATTTGGTTGCGCCTTTCGTTTATAGATTTCTTAAATGCGCCTTTTACCATCACATCATTATCACTATCAATATTATCAAAGTTTGATAAGTAACCTGTGATAACTCGGCTCTTTGTATCTACATCTTTAACAGCTCCAAAACTGTTGTTTTTAAAACTCAATAATCCTTTCATAGTATCAAAGTTAGTAAATTATTTTTTATTTGTTCTTATTGTGTGTATTTGGTCTGGATAAAAAACTACGTAAACTGTTGTTTTTATGCTTATAGGCCCTGTATCACTTCTATTTGGGGACCATCCATTTACTATAATTCCATCTTTTCCCTCGTTAAAATATCTAGCAAAAGGCTCATAGTTATTATCAATATAACTCTCTGGTGAACCAGCCTCTAAATTAATTATAACTGGGTCTGTTATATTTAAAAAAACCTCTTTTATTTTATTTCCGTATATTTTTGCTCTATCATTTAGGTTTGTAAAAAATATGGCTCCCTCTGGGTATTCTGCTGACCAGGCGTTTTCATTACCAATTACATCAAATTCATCAAAATCAGTATAGGTTCCATGATAAACTTTATCCTTTACTTTAGAATTAGGAAATGGATTTGTAGCACCTCCAGAACCCCACTTACCATCGGCTTGCCTTGCCTGGTTAGGGTCAAACCCAGCCTTGGCCTCTCTAGGTTTAAATATTAGTTTTCCATCCTTATCTCTCCTGGGCCTTGGTGCAATGGTGCATCGGCAATTAATCGTATTACCAGGCGCTCCGTTTGGGTCCACTGGGTACATTAATTCATCAATAGAGCCATCCTGGTTTGGTACCTTAAATTTGGTTTCCCTGGGTAATGTGATACCCTCCATTGCTAAATGGTCATACTCTTTTTTGCTTTCGCCATCCCTGGTCCTATGGTCATTTGTTGCTATCCAAACTTTATCCACTATAAGGCGCTCACTTTTCATGGCCTCCCAGCTTGCAAAGTTGCTGGCGCTCATGGTTTCGGTCCTTACAATTCTTTGCATTTGCCACCTGTATAAACCAGTTTCCTCTCCAAAGGTGTTTTGAAGTTCCCTAACAGTCCTCACAAAGCTATCACCAGCTTTATTTTTCTCAATAATGTAATCAATTACAGCACCTATAAATTCCTCTCTAATAGACTTAATTTTATCACCTCCAAAAGTTTCCAGAAATGCTAAAACAGCCTTTGCAAAAGCCTCACCAAATAATGGATTCCTGGCCTTTATGTTTATTGTGTTGGTTTCAATGCCTTTCAACATTCTATCGGCTTGCGCTCTACCAATCACCAGGTAAATTGATAAAATTACATCAAAAATATCCTCATAGGTAATTAGCTTTTCAACATCCTTTTTAATATTATCTAGTCTGGCTTTTTTAAGTTTTTTAAGTGTAGTTTTAAACCCTCTCTGGAGCATAGCAAAAGAAGTTTCCTCATATTTTTCATGAAGTTCGTAATACCAATCTTTGTACTCCTCTATGGTCATTATTTCTTTTTAGACTGAGCGTTTTTAGCCATTTGAGCCAATTCAGCCCTACTTGTAATTTTTCTCTCAGCTGGCTTTGTGGCCTCTAAATATTTGCCATACGCCCCCCATTTTTCTTTATTCATATCTTGGCTTTTTTTCTCATCAATACCAGTACCACCTGTGCTAATTTCAACCATATTTTCTAAATCAAATATAGCTTGTTGGTTGTTGGCTACGCCTAATTTAATAGCATCCTTTAATTTTATAATAGTAACAACATCTAAAAAAGTAACATTGCTTTTTGTGCTATACCAGGAACCTAGGCCAAATTTACTACTATTTTTCAAAAGAGCTTTATTAGCCTCCAGAAAATCACTTAAATCTTGCTCAGTTAATTTACCCTCTAATACTAAAGATTCTGGTGGACTTGTGTAAACACTAACAGAACCCATCCCCTCGGCTCCAGCTTTATTTATACCATCCATTCCATAAGTGGAACCACCCTCTTTATTGTGGTAATCTAAAACAGTTTTAGTGTTTATCTTATTCCAGCCTCCAGTTTTGCTCCATCA